TATGCAATTTTTGTAGTTGATTGTACAGCCAGATCAACATATCTTTCCAGTGTAATAGATCCCACAGATTCAAAATATTTTAATTTTGCCGCCTTACCGGACAAATCAAAAAGAGAGTACTCTTCTTCTTCTCCTGTTACAGAATTTGTAAAGGTATTTGCTTGAACTTTAACTGCTTGTTCTTCTACCCAAAGACCGTCAGACGATTTAAAAATAAACTGAGAAGGATACTCTACTTCTACGTCAGCATTATAAACAAATTTAAAAAATGCTTTAATGCTCTTTATAGAACCCTTTGCTTCGTAAATATCATTAATGTGACTGTATAATAGTTGTTTATCTGCGAGGGCATGTTTGGGAAATTTCAATCCTAATTGTTTAGCCCACTCATCAATATAGTGGCCCTTGTAAAATTCAATATCGGGATTGAGAATTTTATCATGCTGTTGATCCATGTATTCATAGTATTTTTCTACGAATTTAATAAATTTAGGATAATCTTCAGCAAAAAATTGTGGAAACTGTTCTGCAATTCTATAAGACAATTCAACATCTTGATACTCTGAAGATTGCAGTGCATAACCTAGAACAGGGGTCAGTACTGCGTCTGCGCCGCCACCTCCACTTACTGTGATCGTAGGCGCAGAAGTATAACCGTCTCCTGGAGCAGTGACGTTTACTTTAAAAATTTCACCATTAAGTATTTCGCAAGTTGCTGTTGCACCAGTACCGCCGCCACCACTAATAGTAATAGTTGGAACGGAAGTAAACCCTGAGCCAGCATTAATGATTGTTATGCTTTCAACATATCTTGCTGCCTGAGGTATAAAGTGTGACACGTATTATCCTTATTCTACTTTAGAAACTACTTCTATACTTACACCGGAGCTTGCACCCGTGATAACATCATTAACCGAATCATCCAGTGTTAAAACCGTGTTACTAGAAGGCTTGGCAAACACAGCACCTGATGTTTGAGCGATGGTTGTACTTGTTAATATTTCAGTGCTTACATCTTTTGCGTCATCATGTAGGTATACATTAATTTTCAGTGTTTGATCGGCGCCATATAGTGACATCACTTTCATTTGAAGAGTCATTTGACCAGTATCATAGTTTACTGTACCTACCGATGCTAGATTAGTGCCAGCAGTATTTTGAATGTACATTGTTCCAGTACCGCTATAAGAAGGCGGCTTAACGCTAGTATCTGGTACGTCTGCTAGACGAACTTTTTGAATTGTACTCTCAGAAATTTCAATATCAAAATATGTACTCTTAATATCTCGCGGGTGCAATTTTGCATTAAAACGAATATCGTAAGAGGACATGAAATTAAAAATAGGCGATATTCTTTTCTGCAAGCCGTTATCAATACTCACCGAAAGAATAGAAGGAGAAGAATCTTTAATGTAATCATGTGCTTTTGAGAAATAGAAATCTTTTCCTAAAGTATTTAACTCAGTATTAAAGTATGTTTCAATCGCCGTAGTCGCGGCTTCTTGAATATCAAATGCTGTAAGGAATGTTTTTTGTGGATTGTAAGTTACCTTCCCATCAATAAACACATATGTAATATCTGGATCAACAAATTCTGGTATAACTGAAATAGAGCTTCTGGGAAGAATTACATTGTTAATAATTTCTTCTTTTTGTGTGTCTGTAATAATTGCGCCTGCAACTGGTTGAGCAGAGATAAAAACTTTCCCATATATTGGGGGATTATTAAACTCTCCTCCCCAAACTGAAACTGACTGAACATTTGCATATGTTTGTTTAATCAATGTCTCATAATCAATTGCGGTTACTACTCTGCCTTTTGTAGCATTGTGAAGAGGCGCATTGAATCTAATGCTGTCAATTGACTCTTTCGCTCTACCCCCAGAAGAAGGAGAGGTGGTTTCAAAACCCACTGACTCTGCACTTCCCGTGATGTTAGAAGTAGACGAAAAAGTTCTGAGACTGTTTCCAGACGCTCCAGATGAAACTAGATACTCGACATTTACAAGATTGCCTGCTTCTAACGCTTGACCTATGATACCATCTCCGAAACGAATGTTAAAAAGTCCATCAAATTCTTCATCTACAAAATACACTTTACTAGAAGAATTAACATCAATAATGTTTTTGTATGGGAAAAAAGTAGTTACTTCTAAATCGTTTCTAGAATTCTGAACACGAATCAATAACGTAGACAAATCGACATTTTCATTCGGTACAGTAAATGGTCCAGCTAACGTTTGTGAGTCTGCTACAAAACTATTAAAAACTCTTGAACCTTGTTTTAATTTAATATTTTCAAAAACAAAATTCCCGTCAGAGTTTTTAGTAGCACTGTAAGAACCATCAACACAAAAAGACAACGATCCAGTTACACTGAGCGCAGAAAACAACACTGATTTATCTATTGTTAAATAATTAGATGTGTATGTAGGTGAAGGAGTAACCGTCAAATTACCATACGCCACAGCACCAAAATTGCTTGAAGGAGTATATCCAAGGGCTTTAGCAATCGACACAACAGAAGATCGTTTAATTGCAGAATCAATAAAAGATTCATTAGCAAGCATATGTGCTAGAACGCCGTTATAGTGAGTATTGTATGCAAGAACATCTAAAAGAACATTTAGTCCAGCACCGTCGAAATCATAATCTGAAAACTCAGATTGATTTCGCATAAAGTTTTTTAGATTTGTTTTAATTTGCTCAAATTCTAATTCTGTAACTTGTAATTGTGGCATTTTTAATTACCTTGCTCTATAAAGTGTTGAGACAAATGTTTGTGCTGGTGCATCAATACCTACAACAAAAAAATTAATTTGTAAACGATATGAGTTTTGATCTTCATTGGGCGTAACTACCACTGATTCTAATGCAACTCTTGGTTCATAATTAACTATGATTTGTTCGATTGTCTTTTCCATTGCCGCGGCAGTCAGCGCGTCTACTGGCTCAAACAACAGGCCCGCCAGTGGCGACCCGATTTCTGGATGATATAACCGCTCATAATAGGAAGTCAACAACAAAATCTTTAAGGATTGTTTAACTGCCTTAACATCAAAAAATTTATCCACGTCTTTAGTCATAGCATTTGACGTAAAAGACAAATCTATATCTTTATAATATCGTGCGTATTCTGGTTTTATGTTAAGCATCTGTTATTTATACGTCCTTTTGATGTTTACAAAGAAGTGTAAAGTTCTTCTCTTTCTATTTCAAAGTACAAATCTCCTGGTGATCCATATCGATAAGATTCTTTTCCTGGCCAGTTAAAAATTAGATATAATTTTTCTTCATTTCCTGAAAAAACAGGAGACGTTTTGTAGAAGTTCGGTGCGTTCGGATCATTTGATATAATATATTCCATTTTCATATATGGTCGATTAGTAGTTGTGTCATAATAAAATTCGTCAAACGGTGAATTCCAACGATTGTTTGTGCTTACTTCACCTAAAACATCCGAAACGCCTAAAAAATAATCTGCTGAATATTTTGACTCTCTCGCAAAAAGTCCTGTTGTACCTGAAACAGTTTCATCTATAAATGTATTGTTTCTATTTGTTGTAAGCTGACTCAATTTAAAACTGTCTTGTTGTCCGTCTTCATATGTGGTATAGACTTTAGGAACATACCATCGTATTACTCCTCTCGTAGACCCAGGAGTAAGTTTAAAAGGCACGACAATTTGATTTGGTAGATTTGTTTTTACTTCAAACGAAAGAATTTCTTTTTCTTTTGTAGGCATTTCATCAGTAATAACTGTTATCTTGGGATTGAGCGTTTTTTTAGAAGTCCAAAAAGGAACTCCTGGAATAACATTGGGCGGCGGGGTACCTTCTTTCCATACAGGTCCAAATCCTTTGGTGTATTCAACACCAGAGTTTCCTAAATTATCTCTGTGCCACCAATAATTGACATAGTAATTTTTTCCTACAATTAGAGGTAAACTTTTATTATTAGGCGTGCCGTTATCTTCAGCATCGTCTAAATTTCGGTGTCTCCAACTAACTTTAATTCCGTGAGGATCGTCTGTTCCTTTCCATCTTATACCCCTTCTCCATGCTGAAAAATCTCCACTATCCGCTCTTTCATTCCTAGCAACGATTTCCATTTTAGTAGAAGTGTCTATAATATTTTTTGCATAAGAGTAATCATTTACTGGAGCACCACCTGGCGTTTTGCTTATCCAAATCAAAGGAGTTCCGTAATTAAAGTAATGTCCTTTAAAAGTAACAATTTCATTAAACTCAGTATTTTGTATTGTTATAGGAGCAGACAAACATTCACTGTAACCTGCATTATTATCCCAGCCAAAATTTGTTACTCTATTAGTTCCCCACGTTTGATTAGGATAATCTTTTACATAATTACCATCGTCATCTAAGTCATTTTGTGTTGCGCCATACTTAACAACTTTAACAATATTTTGCGGGGGGAGAACCATTCCTTTAGGCAAGGAAGCCCCGTCATCGTCGGGACCAGAATAACTTTTTAGTTCTGTATCATTGGGAACAAATTGGTACTTGGTCAACTCAGAAATCGATGGAAGTGCCATTAATTTAATCCTTTAAGAACGGTTCAAGGTCTTGTCTAATTTTAGCCGGTGTGTTTTGTGCAATATATTCAGTCACGGTCAGCGGTGAATTAATAGAAGTTAAATACCCAGCAATTGTTCCTCGCGCCGAGCTTCTTAGAGCAGACGCATAATCTATATTACTACCTGTTTTATTAGACTTAAACTTTTTCGCACTATAATTTAGTGCTTTCACAATTTCAGATGCACCATTCAACGATTGATTGTCATTCTTATATGGTGTGCTATATGTGCTGGATGACTCAGTAGAACCTCTAGGAGAAAATTCTTCCATTTTTTTCGTTGTCTCTGGCTCTAAAGGATGGGGTTGTTCTTCTATTACACCAGATTCTGGGTCTAAAGTTATATTAAAAAGATTGTTATAGATCCCTCCACACAATATATTGGGGTCTAAAGTGTCATTATTTAAATCTCGCATTATCTCATAGAATATTTGTTGAACCTCATTCTTAGAGTCTGCCAAACCATTGTCTATGTAATAATCACCATATTGAGACGCCATTAATTGAGCCTGTACACCTACATATGGCTTCCAAAAAGAAGGAATAAGGGAACGTGGGTCTTTCTTTATGAAATTAACCTTATCCACTAGAATGTCTTTAACTGGTTTAGTTGGCGCTGTGCCGATTTCTCCTAGAATAGTATCAACATCATCTAGTACGTTACCGATCTGTTGTTGTATGACTCCTATCACACCAGGACCGCCACCCGCGGCTGGAATAAACGCTTCAAGCGTAAACTCTTGTCCTTTCACTGCAATAAAAGCATCTTTTATAGATTCATTGGCATCAAGTATTCGTTGTACACCTTCTGGCATACCACAACTTAGTTTTATACTTGAGCTTTTAAAAAATGACACAATCAGCCTCCAATATTGACATTAGCCGAGCCGGTAAAAATGGTTGCACCACAAGTAATAGAATCTCCCTTTCTAGCCGCCTTTTTTCCATTAATCTTTACACTACTTGAACCAGAAGAAATGGTCTTATTTGAATGGGTGGTGCCTGACTTAGTGTGTGTAGTAACTCTGTCACCATAACGTGCCGCATTTTTTCCATTAATTTTAACATTACTGGAGCCCTGTGTAATAGGGTGAGGAGTAGGACTCCATGTTCCGTCGTGTCTACTTCCGTCCTCTGTTTTTCTTGCGGCTTCAGGCATTTTTTTTATTCCTTATGGGTTGAGATCAATCGTAGAGCCTTCAACTTTAACAGTAGCATTGGATTTTATGTCCATATTACCAGAAGATTCTAATTTATGTGTGCTTCCAATAACATGAATCGACTCACCAGAAACACCTAGTTTGTGTTTTCCAGAAACCATTTCTACTAAATCTTCTTGAACAATCATTGTTCTGTCTTTACTGACCATTATTGTTTGCTCGTTAGCAATAGTCCAGTTACAATTGTTTGAGATTGTATTAATTAAATCTGCCCCCACTGTCATTACTTTATCTTTACCGATAACTTCAGAAGAAGTTTTATCCACGCGAATGTTTTGATTTTTCTCAACCAAAATTGCCTGGTCGCCTTTAACTTCTAAAATATCGTTTCCCTCTACTGCAACGACACGGTCTCCCTTAATTGTAGTAAAGGATGACCCTTCTATCTCTTGTATGCAATCTCCTAAAATATAAAGGCGAACAGTGCCTTCGACGGTTACATCTGAATTTCCTCGAATAAAAACTTTATCGTCACCAACAACAATCTCGTAGTTATCACCGACAACCTTTACAATCTTGTCGCCATTTGCTTGAATTTCTTCACATGTGCCTGAAGTATGAAATGTATGTATTCTTTCGTTTCCAGGAGTGTCATCAACTTCAAAAATATGCCCAGACTCAGACTCTTCTACTTTATTGAAAGGATAGCGAGATCCTATTGCACCTTTTCTATTTGAAGAGTACTGTACTTGGCTTTTTCTAGTTTCGCCGTGACGTGGGAATGGCTCATTCCAATAAGATTCTCCATCATCTTTAGGAAATCCATCGCGTAATTCATAAAAAGTGGGTGATGGACGATCAGACGGATAAGGAGAACCACTGATATCTTTATTAATTGTTTCATGTAGAATTGCTCTAGGAATCCTTTTAACTCTAGTATCGCGTTTTCTTTTCAAAGAAACATGATTTTCTGCCTGAACGCCTCTAGCTAGGCGACTTATATCAGACTCCGGATTTTGTCCTGTCAGATACTTAACATCAGAATCGTCTCTTGGAGGAAATCTTCCGGTAAGGTCTCTAAATCCAATAGTACCAGCGCCGCCAGCGATTTCGTCTACAGGTGTGTCACCAGAAAAGGCTGCAAAAGAACCAAAAATTATTGGTTGCTGTGCATCGTCACCGTCTGCAAAAAATCCAATAACAGTCGAACCTTCTATCAATCCAGGTGTCTGACCAATTCCAAAAGCACCAGCACTTGTCACTGGCTGTAATGCAATTGCCCAAGGCAAATCCATCGTCGGCAACTTGACCGTATCTGGATCATGGTACCCAGCAATTCTTACTTTGTATCTTCCCAATTCTTCTGTATCAGCGCGAGACTCAACCACACCAATCCACCAAAAGAAATTAGGTATATGTAAATTTCCTTTAATAACGTTATTCACTGAGGTTCACCTTGATCGAAATCTTCAGGCTTGAGGTTCAAGTTCAAGCCATTTTTCGTTACTTCACAAATCATTTTATGCTGACCAACATCAATCTTATGATGGATTGCTGATACTAAAAATCTACCAGAAAGCAATCTATCAATAGTGCTGTTTTGATCTTGTCCCTTACCATCTTTTACTTGTGGAGAAGGAAAAACAATTTTAATCATTCTTCCAACGTCTAAATCAGTTCTTCCTGGAATTGTTATCTGAAACTTGTATTGGTTAAAAGAATTAAAATATGTCATTCTTGAAAGTTCTCTAGATACAACTTTATCATCAAACTCATGGTTGGTTCTTAAATTAGATACAGTGGTTGTATCTGGATTAGTGTACAGACCATATCCCTGTCCGTTGCTGTGTAGCAATGAATTAAAAGGTTTCCAAATACGTTGTGCGCTCGGGTTAGGATAAAGATTTGGAGGCATCGGGTTGCCTGGGTCAGTATGGTAAAACTTGTTATAAGAATCAAAACCATCGTACAAGAAATCATCGTGCTTTTTTGTGCTGAAATCAAAAGAGCGCAAAGACGCACCATATGTTCCAGTTTGATACGAATTCAATGCATCAATAGTTTTTGGCAGTGTTATGTCTTCAATGCGTATAAATTCATCTGGTAAAGCAGGTGTTGTGTACGTAATACTATCGTTTCTGCGAGGAATTTGTATACCGTCTCCTGCAGGCATATAAAAGAATTCATCATATAATATATTTTGCTGTTGCTCTACTAAGTGTTCAAGTGAAGTATAGTAAAATCTTTTATTTGTTTCAAAGAAAAGATAGTCGGCGCCTAGCAAATTTTGACCAATAGATCGTTTTGAAATATAAGAAATGTTTTGCAGTGGCGTCCAATAGTTAGAAACATACTTGATGTTTGACGTATGAGGGGTGTCTCCGATAACCAAATCAGTCGCTGGTTCGTTCTCATTTTGTGTGCCTGCCAAACGAGGCGCCGCAAGATATTGTCCGTAAATAGTACTTACAATGTCAGAGGTTATACCAGAAAATGCTTTAGATATTGTGGATACATTGTCTTTGTATGCTTCTTGAGAACAAAAATGTAATGTATATACTTGTTCTCTATCAGCGTTTAAGAATCTATCTGCAACTGAATATATTTGAAATGATTTACTGATAACGCTATCTGGATTATCTTCAAAAATAGCACTTCTAAGTTTTACCGTAAAAACTTCAGTTCCAATAATAGGAAGTCTGCTAATAAGATTAACTGCGTCTGCAATTACCAAAGAGCCAAATAAAACTGGAGAGTGTACGTCTTCAAAAAGATTTAACTCTACTAAGAAATTTGTCAGATCATAGGCAACTCCTGTCAAAGAATATATTTCTAACAGGTCTACTCTAAGATCACCAGCTTTATAAGAAACTTCTGTTGGCATAATTTATTTACTTATCAAGGTCTTGTATGTCTCTACAAATTGTAGCAGACGGCTAGGAATTAATAAAACAATATTTCTTTTATCGTCATTTATTTCGTTTTCATATTGAAAATTTGTTATTGCAACTTGGTTTCCGTTAGCATACTCTACCGGATCGTAATTAACATGCAAGCCGTCTGTGTTGTTGTAATGATGTATTGTTTGAGTTTCTGTTTCGCCATATTTTCTTTTCACGTAATCTAATAATGCTTGTTGTGATTTAGGCCAATCTTCTCGCGGATCAATAATTTCATTGCACAACAACACAACCCAAAAATACGTGGTAGAGCCATAATATCTATAAGCAATATTCTCAGGCGTGTCACCATCAACGACAACATACTTTTCTAAATTTACTCGCTCAATCAAATTATTGCGAGAGGCTACTCGACGGAAAATATCTTTGACAACTACTCTGTCGGTTTCTCCAAAAGGATAAACGATGTTTGGCATATTTCTAAAATACATTATAACCCTCCTTCCTCGACACGATTCGCAGTAAGTACTTCAAGCTCAGTGAAGGATAGTTCCATTTGAATTTCAGTTGGTGCGCCATTAGTTCCCTCAAATGTATTAAATGCGCCGTCAGCACCATAAGTCACTTTCATATCAGTCAACGCACAAGAAGAAACTTGTGCTACGTTTTCATTTTTTCTAGTGCCGTAGCGATACTCAATATTAAATTCACCAGGATACGATAAAAAGAAACCGCCGTCAGTGATAGAGGGGTGCATATTTTTTTTCAGCAATGAGATAATTTGTTTTACTTGTGAGTATTCACTAAAGTTTCTCGGTGCAAACTCATAATTAAATCTAAACTGCCTAAAGCCCATTGATTTAAACAACTGCTCTCTGAATGGATTAGCAACTCGTTTTTCACTTGCGTTCACACCTGCTCCGAAATCTTCATTCAAACCTAACGCCTTGGGTACAGACGCGGCGGCGATAAGTGCTTGTCTTGCTCCGAAAGAACCTGCTTGAACCGCTTGTTGGGCACTCATATCACCCAAACTAAAAGCGCCATTAGCAATCATGCCAGTAAGAGTTCCCAAAGATTCTTCATTCCAATCTGCGCTATAAGCAGAGACCAGTGCTTGTGGGATATGTAATTGTATAGCTGTTGTTAAGCGAACAGTGTTATACTTTTTACCAATCTTTTCTCCAACTGCTTCACCGGCTTCTGCGCCAATAATAATACCAGCTCCCCAACTAATGGCTTTACCAAAAATGTTTTTACCAGGTATAAGATCGCTGACTAACTTTCCCCCAACAGCGGCACCGGCTACTTGGGTACCAAAGGTAACCAACTCACCGTTTTTCTCAGATGATATTCTATTTTCTAACGTGTATTGGTCACTCAAATCTGTCTGGGAGTTTCTCCAAGCCGTAGTGGCTCGCTCGGCGCTATCGGATCCTGGTGCTACCGGCGACCCTTCCCTTGCATTAATATAAAAAATCACGCTATGTGGCTGTTCAGCACTACCAACATTTTGCGGATATTTTAATAGATTAGGGTATGAGTCAGGTGTTCCTATGTCTGCTGGCATTTGATAAATACCTAAGTTATTAAAGTTATTCTGTATTTATATGACATATTCAAAAGATATCTATAGCGGAAGATATATTCCTCAAAATAAACGCAAATATAGGGGAAATAGCAACGAAATTATTTATAGATCCAGCTATGAATTGAAATTCATGAAATGGTGTGACTCTAATAAGTCGATCATAGAATGGAGTTCTGAAGAAATTGCTATACCTTATCGATCCCCTGTGGACGGAAGAGTGCATAGATACTTCCCAGATTTCTATATAAAAGTACGAGAACAAAATAACAACATTAAAAAATATCTAATAGAAGTCAAACCGCATAGATTCACACAAGAGCCTAAGATACCTAAAAGAAAAACCCAAAGATTTATCAATGAAGTCAAGCAATGGGGTACAAATCTCGCCAAATGGGAGAGTGCCAAAGAGTATTGCATTGATCGCGGCTGGGATTTTAAAATTATAACAGAAAAAGAATTAGGTATTTGATATAAATACATCTATGGCTACTCCCTTTTCTGACATCAATAATGCGGCAGGTGAGCGTGACCGGTCTTTAAACTGGTATATGAGCGCGGTTCGAAAAATGGCATCAAGCATTAAAACACCTGGCAGTGTTATGAAATCAGACTTAGGAGAAACAACTGGAGAAATAGAATTAGGTAATTTGTACTTGTACACGTACAATGCAAAAATGGAAGCAGAATTACCATACTATGATTTGTTTCCATTATGTATGCCTTTTTCATATAACAATAACGGATTTAATGCTATAAACTTTCATTATCTGTCACCGATGCTAAGATTAAAACTTATGTCAAAACTGTTAGATTACACGGATACTGAAATAGATAAAGACAGCATCTTTAACATAGAATGGGATTCTTTGGCAAGTAAGTCAAAATTTCCTGAAGTAAGGCCAGCAGTAAAAAGATATTTGTACTCACAGGTGAAGTCTAGATTTATTAAGGTGAACCCAGAACACTGGAAAGCGGCAGTATTTTTACCAGTGAGTAATTTTAACAACGTTTCTAATCAAACTGTTTGGAGACAATCAAGGGACAAAATATAAATGACTGACGCCATACACAAAATTTCTGATTTTAGAGCGTCGGTTTTTGACGCCAATGTTGCAAGAACCGAAAGATTTGAAATAGAAATTAACTTTCCGCCAGGTATTAACAACACCGAAGCAGATAGAGTAGTTTCTATCATGTGCGAAGAATGTAATATTCCTGGAATCGCTAACTCTATGAAGCCGCACAGAATTAATAACTGGACGTTTTATAGAAACACCAATATGGATTACATGGGAACAGAAGCCGTATTTACTTTCATTGAAAGACAAGAATGGGATATTCGTTCTAGAATCGAACAATGGCTGTCGTGGAATGTAAATCCAATTACAAAAGAAGTAAAATTTCCAAATGATACTGAAGGACAAATTGCTATACACACACTTGATATGGAAGACAAAGTAACCGCTAATTGGTATTTGTATGGCGCCACTCCTAAAATTATTAATATACAACCGTTAGCAAACAACTCTCCGGGCGTTGTGCGTACTACAGTAACATTCTCATTCAACCGATGGTCTTCAGGTGTTATAACATCTGTTCCAGGTTCTGGTGCCGGTGTTGAAATTCCTTAAAACAAAATTTTTACTAGGGTGAAATATTATGGCTTTACCTACAATTGATGTACCGACCTTTGAGGTAGAAATGCCTACCACAAAGAAAAAAATTAAGTTTAGACCGTTTCTTGTAAAGGAAGATAAGATTCTTACGCTTGCAACAAACGGATCGATAGAAGAAATGATAAGCTCATGTCAACAAGTGTTGATTAATTGCTCTTTTGGTGAATACGATGCGTTCAATTCACCAATGTTTGAATTGCAGTGGGTGTTTCTACAAGTAAAAGCAAACTCGGTAGGAAACATTCAAGATTTTCGTTTGAAGTGTGGTCATTGCGAACAGTTTACTGGGTATCAATTAGATTTGCTTTCTGTTGATATTAAAAATATAGAGAAATTAAAAAATAAAGAAATTAAACTAGACGATAATACAATTTTGCTTGCTAAATTTCCCTCTAGTAAAGAATTTTCAAAGAAGGATGTTAGTGACACACATTTAATTAAATGTACAATAGACGCAATATATCAAGATGAAAGCAAATACACTTTTGAAAACGAACCAGAGGAAGAAGTAGAAAATTTTATTAATTCTTTGCCAATTGAAGCATTGAAAAAATTAGAAAATTTTTACCTTGATACTCCATACATTGAACATGTCGTGGAGTACACATGTAAGGGTTGTGACAAAGAAAATGTTGTCTCAATTAATGGGTACGAAAATTTTTTCGCCTAACTCTTTCTCAGGATACACTTGAAAATTATTATCAAACAAATTTTATATTGATGCAAGAACACGGGTACTCACTAACTGAATTAGAAAATATGATGCCCTGGGAAAGAGAAGTTTACGTAGGTATGTTAGTAACACATTTAAAGAACAAAGAAGAAAAGAAAAAACTAAGAAAAGGTTAATTTAAATGCCAAACGATGAATTAAGAGTAGGCGGCTATTCAGTCGGGGGACGCGATCTGATGGATCCAGAACTAACTGGTTCTAATGTTAGAGATCGTGAGACAGGTCGTTTCAACGACAAAGCACCTGTGTCTAAAATTGCAGACGCTATTAGAACTGGATCGTCTGCGGCTACTGGTGCAGGTTCTACTGGCGCTCAGGTTTCGTCCAAAGCGGCTTCTATTATGATGCAGAACATGCAACCAATCTTAAAACAACTGCAAGAGCTATCTGATAGTAATCCTGAGTTTGGAGAAGAACTAAAAAAACTTATTGATCTTTTCAAAGATTCTCACAAGTACAACGCCAAAGAATTTTCAGAAAAGTCCATAGAAATTTATAAACAAATTGAAAGAATTAAACAGTCCGCTGGCAACGATGAACAAGCACAAGAACTAGCAAGTCAAGTGACAGCTGGATTGGCAGATGAAGTTAAATCCGAAGAAAGATTCGGAGGGATAAAGGGAAAAACAAGAGAACTTTTCAACGTCGATAAGGGCGTTGGTCTAGGAGAACAAGTCAAACAAGCGTTCAGTTTAGAAAGAATGTTTGGCGTGGGTTCTAAAGAGTCGCAAGCTAAAGCCGAGGTAGAAAGAGAAAAACAACAGCAAGCAATTGGGCTCGCATCAGGAGAAGAAGGTCTCGGATTTTTTGGAGGTGCGGCTAGTGATACAGGCGGTAAAAAAGAAGCGTCTGGTGGCGGTACTGTAGTTGGTAAAAAAGAAGCGTCTGCGGGTAAAGGAAAAAGTCTTTTCTCTGGTATAGACAAAGAAACACAAGCAGAAAAGCAAACAGAAGTATTACAAGACATGCTCAAAGTCCTCGAAGACATCCGTGATGGTAAGAGCGGGGATAGCGAAGATAGCGGTCCTGGACTGTTCGATGCAATGTTATCAAAATTTGGCTTTGGCAAGAACAAAGGCGGCGCTCCTGGTGGCAAGTCTCCTGGTGGCAAACCTTCTATGATGAAACGTATGGGAGGAATGTTTAAAGGTGCTGGCAAAGGAGCCCTGGGTCTTATGGGCAGAGCGGCGGCACCATTAGCCGTTGGTGCTTCAATATATGAAGGCTATCAAGGATTTCAACAAGCAGATCAGTTAGTAGAATCTGGGGAAATAAATCCAGAGACGGGTCAAGCATACACCGAACAAGATGAAACTGCTGGTAAAACAGAAGCAGTCACAAAAGCTGGCGGCGGTGCGGCAGGTGCTTTAGCAGGAGCGGCGGCAGGCGCCGCAATCGGTTCTGTGGTGCCTGTTGTAGGTACTGCTATCGGTGGTATCGTGGGTGGTGCATTAGGGTACTTTGCAGGAGGAGCGGCAGGAGAAGGTATTGGAGATGCGCTCACAACAACATCAGGAGAAGCCGCATTAGAGGCCGCAGAAGACAGCGGACTATATGATAAAGACATGCTAGGAGACAGTGAGATCAATCCTGAGATTCTAGCACAGACAACAGACCCTGCACAACTTCAAGCAATCATTGCAGATGATGATCTTGGTGATGAAGACATGAATATGGTAAAGTCTCGACTAGCACAAATAAAAGATTTTGAAGCTGTAGGAGGCGGGTCTTCTATGTCAGCGTCAAGTGAAGGCCAAGCCTCAATTGAAAAACAAGAAGGATCAACTGACGTAGTTGGCGAAAAACGAGGCAGAGAAATTCCCACTCAAGGTCAAACTATATATCAAGCAGAAAAACAAACAGGCCCTGCAGTAGCACAAGCAACAGAATCCGCCGCGTCTGAGCAATCAATGCAACCTATAATAAATAACATTACGAATAATAGCGGGGGAGGATCATCGCCACCGCCGATCGTGACTGCACCGTTAAGTGTAAGGCCTGCTAGTAGTACGATACAGAGATATCAAGATTCTAGATATGGAGGCTAATCTTCCAAAGCCTCTAATTCGATTTCACCGTCTTCATTAACGAAGGCTTTGAGAAAGTTTCCTTGGATTAGATGGTCCATTGTTTTGACGATACCCTGTACCATTCCACGGTGATATCCGAAGTAAAGACCGAAGAACGTGCCTACAACATAGCCAATAATTACAGAATAATCCATATCAGTATCCTTTTGTATATAAGTACATTATACAACACTATTTATTAACTGTCAAGGGGTAAAAATGAACAGGGACGCAGTATTTGAACAGCTTAAAATCGATGAGGGAGTCGTAAATGAGATTTATCTTGACCATCTTGGGTATGCAACCTTTGGAGTCGGACACCTCGTCCTTGAGTCAGATCCAGAGCATGGAGAAGAAGTCGGAACCCCTGTTAGTGAAGAGCGTGTCCGTGAGTGTTTTGAGCGCGATCTTGACTTGGCAATAGACGAATGTGTTGCACTCTACGGAGACACTTTTCACAATTGGCCTGATGAAGTGCAAGAAGTGCTTGTGAACATGATGTTCAACATGGGTCGAACCCGCCTATCTAAATTCAAAAACTTTCGTGCCGCACTAGAAGACTGTGATTGGGAACGTGCTGGTGTAGAAGGAAGAGACTCGCTTTGGTACGATCAAGTTACGAAACGTGCAGAGCGTCTAATGAAGCGTCTAGAAAAAGTATAAAAAAAGGGCACCGAAGTGCCCTGTGCTTCCCAAGCTATAATCACTGACAGGTAAAGTTTCCTGACCCATCATCAGTACACGTGATCGGTGTTGCAAGATCAGCGCCCAACTGTTGAATCGTAGCATTGAAGTCTGCAAGAATACCAGAGATGTTAGCGTCCCGTGTCGTAGAATAATCCAACCAAGAATCATTCTGAGTGACGAGGCTAGTCATTCCCGTAGTACCAAGACTAATACCAGTGTTCTCAGTCGCGGCAATGCCAGTAGTACCTAGAGTCACAAGACTAGTCATACCAGCAAGACCGACTGCACTCGTTGCATTGATACCGTCTTCAGCAGTAGCACCAATCTGAGTGAACCCAGCAGTAGCAACATCGCCAATGGTAGTCATACCAGCGATAGCGACATCAGCAGTTTGACCACCAGCTGTATTCAATGCAGTAAATCCTGCAATTGCAATATCAGCAGTAGCGGCACCACCAGCGGCGGCACTAGTGCTCCAACCAGTACTCAGATCACCGACCAAATCACCAACCATACCCTGTTGACCTAACTGAATTGCAGTATTAGCATCAAAACTAGCCATCTGGATTTCTTTTGCATTGTTTGATGCGTTTTTAGCCACATCTGATTGAATCCACAATCCACCCAATGTTGCAACAGGTGATGCCAAAACTTGTGCCCACTTCAGAGCAGAGTTTTCAATGTACTGAGGAGTGACTGCATCATCCTTTGTCAACGCAATAGCCATTACTGCGGCTGTAGATGCGCCAGGATCGCCTGATTGAGCGAGTCGAGCGAGTGCCTCGTACTTAGCCGCTGATACAGAAGCGTTGGCATTTGCCGCCGCTTGCATAGCAACATAGTAGTCCTGAGCCGCCTGATTACCAGCACAGGCAGTCATAGAAAAGACACACAGACTCGCCATGATTACTTTACTAAAAAATTTCATAATAGTCTCCATAGTGTATTCACACTAAACTATATATAACGATTAATCTTCTGCTAACTTAGAAAAGTATGACATAGTATCATCGTCATCGCTAAGATTAGATTCTACTGATGCCGCAGAAGTGATTTTGTCAAGGTACTCATTGTCTGCTGTATCTACTTCAGCGATCTTGGCGGCAGTAGATAAAGACGCACCACCTTTCAAGACCATTTCAAGTTTAGACTTGAGTTCATCATATGATTTAAAGTTTGAAGGATCGATCAACTCAGAGAGTGAATGTTGTTGATTCCACGTTGCTTCAATCTCTTCATCAGAGTCAGCAAGAGGAGACGCAGATTCAAACTCAGACTTGTCATAGTTACGATAGCCTTCGACGTTGCGAATCTTCAGTTTGAAGTTACAACCTTCCCAGAAATCGAAAGGATTTACTGGTGTTTCGTCTTCAAATTGAGGTTGCATTTGATCTGAAATTTTGTCAAAAATTTTCTTTCCAAACTTGTAAAGGAAAACTTTACCCTCATTAGACGGGTTACTAGGATCCTTAACAACAAGAATGTTTGAGTAGTAAGAGAGACGCCGCTTTTGCTTGCGGGCTTGCTCTTTACCAGCCTCAGTGCCATTATTCCAGAGTTCACTGTTCATCTCTGAAATTGGATCTTGTTGACTAAGAGTAGTAAGAGACTTTTCGATGTACCACTTCCCTGTTGGTCCTTGAAAGCCATGATCCCAGATTCTTACCCAGGGCATGTCCTCGCCCTTAGGTGCAGGAAGGAAACGAATCACTGCATAGCCATTGCCGGCTTGATCTACAGTGGGTTTCCAAATTCGGTCGTCGCCATTTCTTTGACTTGACTCGGGCTTATTCATTTTTTCAACTTCACTCATCAAGTTCTCAAAAGAGCCGCGAGCCTTACGAAGTTCAGAAAGATTATTGAACGCCATGTGTTTCTCCTTGTATACGTTGTATTAGTGTGTATTGCGTTGTATTTTCGCTATAACAGATGAAGCGTCAACTAACTCATCATATAAATCTTCATCGTTAAGTACATTATATAGATTCTTAGGGTGTTTGTCAATATATGACTTATCTTTTATACGCTTTATTTTTGTATCTTTTGTAATATGTTTCTTTAACGTCTTAGACATTTCCTGTTACCATGTCAAGTTTATCTTGTAATTTAGCCACCTTAATACTGTCTACTGACAGAAATGGCTTGTACTTCTTCACTAGCAAACAAGTATCCTTTAAAACAAAGTCATCTTTAATTTTGTCAGTAAAGCTATAAAGACGGTCTAATATTACAACTGTCTCAAGTGAAATTTTACTGCCTAACAAAAGTTTCATTATTAAAGGATGCTCATCACTATTTATAGCGTTTGTGACGCCCCGCTTCTCCATCTCCATGAGAATGTAATCTAGGTCTGTCGCAAAAGTATACATAACACGTTTCTTTTGCACTAACCACTCATTATATATATCCATTGCTTGTGCGTCGAACACACCGCCCCATCTATTTCCACTAACAAAGTTGGCAACAAGAAAGTCTCTTATTTCTTTTTGCGAGAAATCACGTGCTAATTTTCGTATAGCAGTCAAATCTTTTCGTTGCAAAAACGTCTCTTTCTTGCCCCTAACTGCGCCCCGATGTTTTGTTATATCATAACTCTCGGTGGTGAAGTGCAATTTGAGCGCGAGATACATCTTGTAGACAAGAAATGGTTCCATTTTAGATAGGAAGTTTGTGTTCTTTTCCTTTCAACAAATTAAGGTCTTGTGCTTCAACACGAATCTTTTCTTTTAACGATGCTGAGAGCAAGCGAGATACGCCTTCTAGATCAATCTCTCTTTTCTGACAGTAATCAATCAGAACATCCATGCAACTCAGATTCAAAGAATATGCAGTCTTTTCAATAAATTGCGAAAACTCACTAGGGGTAGTAAACTCCTTTGTAAGCAGATAAACATCATTGAGTTTTTCTTTTCCTGAAGTATTATTAACAACTAACTTCATCTTTTTGATCCTCTAACCACATTTCTATGTAATCGTATACATTGCAAACCGTGTCCCTATATGGGTGCTTACAATGTGTGTTTTGTGCCTCGCCGGGCTTATCAAATTCATGCACGATAGGATGATTGAATTTTTCAGCAATGGATAAAATTGATTTAGGATCATTTGATCCAAAATGCGCTTCTGCTGGATAATCACCATCAAACAGTAAGTCTAACATACCGACAACAACATCGTCAATATGAGTAAAGTCTCTAGTTTTTTTACCGCTACCGTATATAACTAAAGGATCGCCGGCTAAATATTTTTTCTTGAATGAACGAATTACTGTGCTGTATTCACCGTAATCTGCTTCCCCAGGACCATACACGTTATAAAAATACATCATTGTATGATTGACACCATACAGACTATCATACAGCGTAATCATTGATTGACAGACTGCCTTACTCCATGTGTATGGGTTTACTGAGTCATCATATTGAGTACTTGAAGAAGTAGCAAATAACAATCGTGTTTTAAATTTTCTTGCCCAATCAAGAACAGAGAGAGTAGTGTTTATGTTGTTGCCGATTGTTTCTGTCGGGTACTTGTATGACTGACGCACTCTAGGAGTGTTAGCAAGATGAAAGATTGCTAGTGGTCTATCTAGATATCGCAAATGCTCAAAACTAACACTAGCAACATCTGCATGTAAGTAATTGATGTTGTCGCACCCTTCAAACTTAACTGTACCCTGTCTCATATCATCAATCACAGTAACGCGATAATCATTCATTACTGCAAGAGAAAAAGTGAGTGCAGATCCAATAAATCCACACCCCCCAGTAACTATGATATGAGGACGTTTGTTCACATCAACGTCTCTCTATCCTTTTTAAGATTTTCATTACGCACCGCTTGTACTACACCTAAGTCTCCGCGATGAGTTTTAGTTTCGTGGGGAAAAAGAACCAGCGTGTGCATTGCGTCCTGTTTACCGACAGGATATACAATTTCTCCGGTCTTTTTGATTCGTGTTACTTCAAGCATTTCTGCTCTCCTGTTACATTTAATTTACAATTATATAATACTTGACAGAATATGTCAAGCCGCGCCGTGTTTGATCTGTCTTTCCATCTGCCCTATGCACTGTTGTGTTCTTTCTATACCGACTTTCTGACAATGCAGTGCATAGCTTGTTACACACAATTGTTCATCAAACTTGCTCCGTATAATAGCATTAGGAAAAGACCACTCAGTTAATTTAGGGTTTCCGCTGAAAATTACTTGTGGACAGCCAAGCCAACGAGCGAGCCATGCCGCAGAACCATGATATGAGATAACAAGTCTACACTTACGTAGAATTTCTACGGCTTCTTCTATTGGTGTTGTGTAATCTATGTATTTGATTTTATGATGAAAACTTTCTAGTTTGTCCCATTCATCGTTAGAGAGAGGATCTTTCCACATTTTACTATTGTTGGGATATTTGTCAAATGGTACTTGGTTATTTTTTGTCGTTACAAAAACAACATACTCTTCACCCCCAACCCATCGCAAATCTTCTCTCGCTAATCCGTAGTTATGCCATTTTACATCTTCTAGCATACTGTGCTTTTTATGATACGGCTCTGATAAACCTTCATGACTATAAGATACATCACATGTGAGATTTGATTTGTCAGTATTGTTAAAAACATAATCGGTTCTCATTCTCACATCTTCACTATCTGGGTGTTCGTACATCTCACGTTCTTCAAAAAATGCCGGATCACCAGAAAGTTTCTTCTGATAAAAGAATTTTAAATGTGCAGGAACATTAAAGTATCTGCTAATAAAATGAGTGTAGAGAATTGGTGAAATAATATCACCGTATCCAGGAAAGCGTCTATAGGCTACGTTTATACTGTTCATATTCCAATCGCAGTTCTAATAATTGTTGGGCGTAATTGTCTCGTTTTTCAGTAAAGATTTGTGGCTCTTCATTATCTACGCAAACTAGAATAGCAATGTTGGGTACTGGTATTTTTGTAACCTCTTCATACATAATTGCATAGGCAGTTGCTTGCATGAAATAGCTATCAATCCATTCTTTTTTCTTAGGCTTAGATGAAGTTTTAAAATCTATGACACTTCTGCGCCCATCAAATTCTGCAATACAATCAACCCTGCCAGCCAATCGCAAATGATGACTATACAATGCTTTCTCTAATGCATAGATGTTATTTATTCTCTCTAGAACAGGAATAAAGTTTTTAAAGTTAAATTGATCTACAAGACCTAGATTGTCTAAAGAGTATTCTTCATTCAACAAATGTTTTTCACATAGATCATGTATTTTTGTTCCGCGTGTTGCGGCTTTGTTGCTTATTTTATTTGCTTCTTCTTCACCCACACGTTTTCTCCAAGCAAGAATACTGTCTTTGCTTTTGTAAGACATGATCGTGGTAACAGAAGGATAGGAAGCCCCGTCAGGCGTTTCGTACATTCTACCTGACGGGGTACTCCTAGCTACAGCTTCTTCAAACTCAATTTGTTTATGATTAAACATAACATATTATAACTTTAAAACTTTATTTATGCAACACCAAATTCGTCTTCGTATCGCATCCTAGCTTCAACATATTCACGGCACAATCCAGAACGTACAATGTCTTCTGTTGTAAATTCATGCAACGAGAAAGAAGGCATATTTTCTGCAATCATCATAAACTTTTTCAGTCCTGACATATCGTTTCTTCGATACAAATCAGTCTGTCGGAAATCTCCACAGAAAATAATTTTTGTGTTCTCTCCTACACGTGTCATAATTGAATTCAGTTCCATATCGTTCATGTTTTGGCATTCGTCTACAATGATAATAGAATCATCTAACGTAATACCTCGAACAAATGAGGTACACATAAAGTAAAGGTGTTTTTGTTCGGTAAGACGTTGATATGGTTGTTGTTTGCGAGGTAAAAGTTCTTCACACATCGTTTGATAAGGAATAGAATAAACTTCTGTCTTATCTTTTTCATCACCAGGGAGGTGACCGATTTCGCGGGAGGGGACGGCTGAACGAACAACAATTACTTTTTGATATTGTGTTCCTCGGTCTAGTACTTCTTCTAACGCCTTGTACAGCGCGATGAATGTTTTACCGGTTCCAGCTGAACCGTGTAAGAGAAATGCTCCTTTTGTTTTGTATTGTGAGAAAAATTGTCCTTGGGTTTCAGTTATTGCATCGAATGTAGCCAAGTCATCGATTTTTATTTTGAGTTTCTTGTCAACTTCTGGCTCAGAGTTACTTACTACCTGTAAAGCTCTTTTTCTAGTCATTTTTGAACCTGTATTGTGATTAGTAGGGTCTACTCAATGATATAAGTCAGTCTCCTTTGTTTGCGTTATAACGTTGAATCGCGTCTCTCTTTTTAACAGACATAGAATCTTTTTTGCCAAAGTCACTTGCAAGGGCAGATGATGGATTTGCTTCTGCAATTTTAGAGAGGACTTCTTTGAAGCCGTTACTTGGACGAGTGCGATCACCAGTGCCACCCACAATACCAGGGGCGCCTGTGATCTTACTTTTTAAATGAGGGTTGTTTTGCTGAAACTCATCTTTCTCAGACAGTTTCATTAGAATGTCAAAAACTTCACCAGTCTCGGTGTTTTCATATGTGTATATAGGCATTAACTTCTCACTGCTTGTTCTAAGGGGAACTCTTCAATATTATATAATACATTATTTATGATTTCAAGTGTTTTGGAACCTAAAATTTTAAGATTTTTTGCGCGGATCAGACAATCTTGGATTTCTAAGGGGTCTAATTGCTTCATGACTGCACGATTGTATCGATAAGGAGAACTGCCGCAAAGATTGAGACAGGCAAGAGTGATATTAATCTCATCTTCTGTATAAAATGAAACTCTGTAACCGAGTTTGACTTTCTTTTCTTTAAATTGTACTACTACACCCATAACTCTTAGTCGTAAATAAAAGGATCTCTTTTACGAATTTCCTCCATTCGTTTCTTGAGTTTACGCTTGTATCGAAACTCTTCAATGCGGTCTTTAATTTTTTGTTTTATCTTTCTGAGCAACTTCATGGCTCCTCCTTAATTATATTTATATATAAGACATGCTAAAAAACATTAAAAAAATTTGGGGGGAAACATACAAAAATTTTCCCTATGAAACAAAGCCTGCGCTCGCAACAGATATAAAAAAATGGCGAGATGCTGGCTATACACACGACTCATTTGTAGGGAAACTATATGATAGCAAAAACCCAATGCCAACTTGGGTCAATACACTCCCCTTTAACTTGAACAATATGAGTTTTGCTTTTTATAGAATGGACACTCTAAATATTATGCCCGAGCATACCGATCATTTTGAAACATACTGTAAAGTTTTCAATATAGACAAAAAAGATGCTCGTAGAATATTAGTTTTCTTGGAAGATTGGAAACCTGGTCATTATTTTGAAATGAATTCAATAGGTTACACTGATTGGGACGCTGGTGATTACGCAGAGTGGGACTACACGGTTCCCCATGCCGCAAGCAATATCGGTGTAGAGCCAAGATACACATTACAAATTACTGGTCATGTTTGACAAAATATTTGAGTTTGAAGAGCAACTTGCTGGATTTGCAGGTGCTAAGTATGCAGTAGCAACAGACTGCTGTACACATGCATTAGAACTTTGCTTCCGACTAGACAAGACAACAAAAACAACTTTCACACCCTACACCTATCTCAGTATTCCTATGCTCATGCACAAGCTGAATATAGATTATAGTTACAACGATGAACAGTGGTTAGGTGAGTATCGTTTTGGACTAACTAGAATCTGGGATAGCGCGAGAAGATTAGAACGAGACATGTATAATGGGGATTTGCAATGTCTAAGTTTTGGATTTGATAAACCCCTTTCAATAGGGAGAGGCGGCGCAATTCTTTGTAACGATAAATATGATTATAACAAATTAAAAAGAATGTCATATGATGGACGAGACTTAACTATTTCCCCGTGGCAAAAACAAAAAGTATTTGAAGTTGGGTACCATTACAAACCCACAATTGAAGAGGCTGAAAAGGGTCTTGAATTGTTAAAAAACTTTAATGGTATGTGTCAATCTAAAGAATATCCGGATTTACGTGAGATCAGTATACAGCAATAATGAATGGGAGCCGCTACATAAAATCGTCGTAGGCACAGCAACAAATGCACACTGGCCTGTACGTTGTAAAGGTTTTCGCTCCTTAGAAGAAACTACGCGGTGGCAAGAGTCGCCTGTTCCGCGTGGAGCCGTACCTAATGAAATCATTCATGAAGCAAACACAAACTTAGCGGTAATGTGTTCTGTTCTTAGAGACTTTGAAGTACAGGTTGTAAGACCAAAAAACTTAGATTTTTCTTCCTTTGACGGCATGTATAATTACTGTCCCCGAGATCGTATTCTAATCATAGGTGACAAAGTTATTAATTGTCCTATGATGTTTCCATGCCGTATGCCAGAAATTTTAGCCTTGCAAGATTACTTAGGCGAGGTTATCACGTGTGATGACGAAACTGCATTTTTTGATGCCGCAAATATTTGCCGATTAGGGAAAGACTTGCTTTATCTTGTCAGTGACAGCGGTAATATAGAAGGCGCTCGGTGGCTACAAAGAATTTTAGGCGATGATTACAAAGTACATATCATTGAGAATGTATATCAAGGGGTACATATAGATAGCACAATTGTACCGCTTAGAGAAGGTCTAGTCATGTTGAATGGAGATCGACTCAACAACGACACTTGCCCAGACGTACTAAAAAGCTGGGACAAAATTTGGATAACAAAAGAAGATATCGAAAGCAAAGATTTCTATCAATATCCGTATGCAAGCGATTACATTGCAATGAACGTATTATCAATTAACGAAAGCAATGTTATTTGTGATACCAATCAAAGACTTATAAGAGACAAAATTGAAAAAAATCATATCTCTACATACGGTGTAGAAATGACACATTCACGTACACTTGGCGGTGGTCATCACTGCGTAACATTGGATTTACAAAGATGGTAGACAACAACAATTACGCATACAACGGCATCTGGTGGTTACGAGGAAGCGAGAGAAGACAATTCTGGGGCGGAGATTTTTTGTCAGATGATAAAGTAGTAGACTGTTATGAAACTAAGTATTTGCCTTTTTGGCAGGACAATTCAGAAGTTTTATATCTTTTGAACCAAGGATACAAGTGGAGAACAGGAATTGATATCCTGATAAATGAAATAAACAAGATCAAAATAAAAAAAATTATAATGATAAACGATGATTGTCACACTCGCTTGATTGGATTGAAACAAGGAGGCGATGAATGGATTTCAAACGAATCTACTATTTTTCAGGAAATACTAGAAAAAGTTGACGTTGAAGATTACTTAATACTAGATCCAGAGTACGGTGGTCAGAGATACTATATTGGATCAGACGTTGATCTCAGTAAAGTAAAATATCACGATCAATTCACACAATCCTGGTCGCAATTACAAATTGAAGAACTTCATGCAATGAAAAGGGGAGAATCAGACGAACTCAACACATTTTTCAACGAAATTCCATATGAAGACATTAAATACAAAGTGATGTGCGTAAATAAAAGACCTGAAATACACCGTCAAATTGCATGTACACATTTAGTCAACAGAAATGATGTCTTCTTGACTAACTACTCTAAGTGGGGCTGGGACGCTATAAAAAGAGGAGAGTACGACAGAGAATGGTGCCGAGATAAGCAAGATTTTTTGTGGCATAAATTTAGTAATGTTTACAAAAGATATCTAACACAAAAAAGAGATAAATTTTATGCAAAAGATTTAACTTGGGATCAAAAAGAATATATTAGTATAGGCACAGAACAGCAAGATAAAACAACACAAAAACACGCAGACTCCTTTTTGAGCCTAGTAACAGAAACTTTATGGCACAAAGACACTTGTTTTTGGTCAGAAAAAACAAAAAAAGCACTGCTTACAAAAAGACCGTTTATACTTTTAGCGCCTGCAGGAACTTTACGAATGTTAAAGGAGTTTGGCTTCAAAACATTTGATAAATTTTGGGATGAAAGCTATGATGAAATAGAAGATCAAGGTAAAAGATTTGAGGCTGTCATGAAGATTGTAGATCAAATTCTAGAGCTTCCTATGAAAGAGTGTACTTCTTTGTTGCAAGAAATGCATTCCATACTTTCGCACAATTATTATCATTTAGCTAACATTGGAAACGTTGTATTTGAACACCCAGAGATATCAGAGAATGAAATAGAATCTATATCAAAGCAAAGAACGCAATTAACAGAACTATTAAAAGCAAGGGCATTGCGACAAGGAGACGGTAAAAATCACGTTGCTATATTTGGAGATAGTTGGACTGAGGGATATGGGGTCAAACAACCCTGGGCTGATTTTCTTCATACAACAATGATACCTAAAAATCTTGCAAAGTCTGGTTCTGACAATGCATCAATACACCGAAAAGTAGTCGAGTACTTAAAGTCAGGTGAGCAACCTAGATTTATTGTTGTAGCTTGGTCTAGTATTGCCAGAAGAATGAAAAATTACGGAGATATTGGATTACATACGTATCCTGCATCTTTCGCACAGAAAAAACAAGCAGACGCAGACCAATTGCACTTTTTTAATAATAATAGTACAGAACATATGTTTGATTTATGGGAAGAGCAAATGATTCAGATAAATGAGTTAGCCGCCTTTTCTCAAACAAAAGTTTTTCATTTTTCTGTTTTTGGTGAAAAACCAAACAATGTAGAAATTGATAACTTTTACGGCTCGTTTATTGATATTTTAGCAAAAATTAATAGAACACCATTCAGATATAAATTACCCATGTTTGAATACGACATGGCTAATGATGAGAATCCAATGAAAGAACATTATGATGAAATGTTTGGAAAAGACTGGGAGTATGCGGTTGCGGAAAGAGAACTATTGCGCTCATCTAAATATTTTTTAGATTGTGGACATCCCAACGAGGCTGGGCACAAAGAACTAGCAAACGTTATACAAGAACAGATATTCCGTAATATGTAGAAAATTCTGTGGCGTCACGTATGTCATTTACCATAGGCTGTCCTTTAATATTCAAACTAGTATTCAACATCATAGGACAGCCAGTGTCTTTGTAAAGCAGTGCTAGTGTGTCGTAAAGACCTCTGTGTTGATCTCTTGTCACAGTTTGCACTCTGCTTGTACCATCTTTATGTACGATACCCGGAAACTTTTCTGGTTGTGTACAACGAACTACATGTTGCATGTACGCAGATTCAAAATCTTTTTCTACATCAAAATAATCTGCGGCATGTTCTTTCATTATGACAGGAGCAAAGGGACGAAACTCTTGCCGTCTCTTAATTTTATTCATCTTATCTTTAATGTCAGGGTCTAGTGCGTTGCCAAATAAACTTCGATTACCCAAAGCGCGAGGACCAAACTCAGCACGACCATTTGCAACACCTACAATACTGACATCTTGTAATTTACGTACAATGTCTTCTGTGGGGTATGATCTTGCAATATCATAACCTAGATACGGTCCCTTCCAATCTAACATTTGTCTAGTATGAGCCGTGATAGCGCCGAGAGATGAGCCAGCGTCTCCTGGATTAGGCATGATCCAATGATTATCAAAATACTTTGAGATTATGCCATTTGCAACACAATTCAAAGCGCAACCTCCCATGTAAACTAAATTTCTAGACTTAGTTAGATAAACTGCTTCTGACAATAACTTTTCTAACTGTGCTTCAAAAAACTTTTGTGCAGATGCGGCTAAATCAAAATAATCTTTTTCTTCTAAGTCAGGAAGAAACCACTTACAGCCTCTATGAAAGTTTTCTGTTGAGTTATACAGTTTCTTTACGTCATCGTAAAATCTTAGAGGGTCACCGTAAGCCGCCATGCCCATCAAAATATATTCGTCTTCGTTTGCTTTAAGACCAACACGATCAGTAATAGCAGAATAAAATAATCCTAGTGACCGTGGGTATGTTGTTCGATACAGCGGGCGGCGACTTCTTCTATCTCCTTGCGATAAATAATGACTAATACTAATAGTGGTAAACTCGCCAATAGCATCAACAACCAATACAGCGGCTTCATCAAAGCCACTAGTGTAGAACCCAGCAGACGCATGACTTTCATGATGATCTCCTATTTTAATTGGTACGTTAGACAGTCCTTTCAGATAACTTCTAGGTGATGTCCAAATATTATCTTGCCGAGCGATTAGACGCCGCAGTGCTTTCTTATATGGATTTTCATACCAATGCACGATATCAGGACGACCATACTTCATAGCATCCTGTACTAAATTAAAATTAATGTTCTTATCATTTTTTATTCTGCTGTAACGCTCGCTGTGTCCAGCAAAAAGAATTTGATCGCCTTGCACTACGCTTATAGACGCATCATGAAACCCAGCAGAAACACCCCAATGAATTTTATCGTGTGTTGCCATAGTGTCTTACCGGATTTTTAGAAACATGTGATCGCCATGGATCAAAAATTACAGTGCTGATATCAGTGAGAGCAAACGCAAAATCTAATTCAATATCATCTGATTCATGCACTTTAAAAATTACGTCTGGGTTATCATCTACAACCTCACCGCCCATCTCTTTCACAAACTGCTGTACAAGTAAGCTATAGCTACCAGCTTTAATGTCTACACCTGCTTTGTAAGAATCAGAAGTAAATAGTATACGATTGCCGTACTGTAAAACTGCTTCTGCCATATTGGCCGCTTGCATTTCCCTTGCTTCCATGATAGCCTCAAACAAATCATAGCCTAGTCCCAACTCTTCTGCCATGTATCGCAAAGCAATGTTGTCTCTTGGGTGACATGCGCCGCCATCACCCATACCCGCTCGCATGTATGCAGGTCCCATGATTCTCTGTGTACTGTCACGTAATGCCGCAGTTACAACATCAACATTGATATTGCCTTGTTTCTCTGCAACGTCTTGAATCATATTAACAAGACCAATCTTTGCACTGATAAATGTATTGTAGAATACTTTGATACATTCACATTCATCCCATGTACCTACAACAATACGTGGATTGTTCTCCATCAATGGCGCGTAGAATTCAATCAATTCTTTTGCGTCACCAGTTTCTTCACCGTCTTCTGTGCCGATCATTAGCATCTCAGGATTCACCATGTCCCAAGAGACAGTACCCATTGCAATAAGATAAGGATTGTAAACAAATCTTGTGTTATTGATAAGCGGAACAATGTCTCGTCTGACAGTACCAGGAAGAACCGTACTAATTAGAACCAACAACTGATCTTTGTTCATTAGATCATCACACTGTTTAATCACAGACTTTGCAGTAGTGTAATCAAAGTCTTTTGGCTCTAAGTGGGCGCTCGGTGCGCGACCATCATAATGAGGATCATGCGGTGTAGGGACCGCAACAAATACAATATTTGCATCAAGCAAAGCACCTTCTAGTGAGTCATGAATGACTACATAACTAGACGTTCTTGGTTCGATATCAAACCCTGCAACAGGTACACCTTTTTGTGCGATAGCCTCAGCACAAGGCATTCCCAATTTTCCTAATCCCACAAAACAAATATTCATATAGAACCTATTTCATCTATTATTTTTTGTGCAACATAATCATGTCCTGTTTGACTTAAATGACAATAATCGTGAGGCTCTCCCTCAGGTCTCTTCAGTGTCAGTTCATCAGTTACCCAACCACGCACAGGGATAAATTTCCGAGGCATAATCATATCTCGCGGACACTCAGTCACTTTTTTTCTTTTGTGTTCTGGAACACTTGGTCCTGAAAAAGGATAAACCCAAAAAACATTTTTAAAACCCTTTGAGTCTAGAAACCCTTGCAACGAAAGCATGTGGCTATTCCATACCGCGACCTCAAAGCTCGGGTCTTGAAAAAGTAACCATTGTTTTGCATATTCTTTTTCTTCAGGGTATGTTAACCATTCCCACGCTTGGGACTTCATACGCAGAATAGTACCGTTTCTTTTGTTATTAGTAAACCACGGGTCTGTCATGTTATATTCTGACCTAAAGTTAATAATAGGATACTCTCTACCAGACCAAACTTCTGTTCTTTCCCAAGCGATTATTTGAATTATGATGAGGTCTTCTTTACTCAAAATACCATCATGAATCATACGAGGTAATATTCTAAAATATCTCGCATTACTTCCACAGCCCCTAGCTTCATGTATGTACTCTGCATCATAATTTTTAGCTAATAATTCGCCATATGTTGCGTGTATTGATTCAACATCACTCTCAGTGTAATCACTCCAAGAACACCCAAATTGTGCTAGTCTTCTTCTACGCATATCAACCGACTGCTATAAAATTATTGCTAGACTGTTTGCATAGATCATAAAACTCAGAGTATTCGGGAAACGTTTGCAAGAAATTTGTTTTTCTACGGCGATCATACTCATTCACAAACTGATAAAAAGATGCTCGCAAAGTGTCTCTTTTACTTTTACCTTCATCTGTGTCTGCTTCTGCTATCTTTGAATCAAAGAGTTTTATCGCTCTATTCATGCGCTCGGTCTCAAACACATAGAATCCCATCCCGTTTCCTGTTTCATGTTTTTCCTGTGCCCACTTCAATGCATTTTTCATAGGCACAAGCATGTCTGGTGTAGCGACCCATCCAGAAAGAAACTCTGGGTGCCGTAGATAAGGAAAATCAAGAGCAAGCGGCAATTGGCGGGCACGTGTGGTATTTTTTAATTTAATGTCCAACACAACTTCTAAAAAAGTCTGATAAGAAGAAAAACTCAAATTGTTTATGGTTGACATGATAACAACTTTCGCTCGGGTCTGTTCTACCATTTCTCTCAGGTTTCTTTCCCACAACTCATATTCCATACCATATCGAATATATTCTGCTTGTTTACCGTGTGCTTCATTACTAGTATATACTGTACACGATCTGATACAACGATCATGTTGTAACTTGTTGATACGTTCAATGAAATTATCAATTACATCTGCATCGACACCAAAGTTACTATTGATTGCAAAATTAAGTTCTTTGTTAGGATTCTCTTCTAGATAGTCGAGTACTTTAAAAGTATTTTTTGATAGAAAAGGTTCTCCTCCAGTAACACGAAAATCAGTCATCTCTTTAGATGCCTCGGGGAACCATTTCCAGAACGCTTCAATATAAGGATTCCCTTCTGGCTTGATTGGCAACTTACTATGTTCATCAATATGTGCTGGATCATTAAACCTAATGTAAGGGAGAACATAAGGACCGTGGTCGCGTATTTCTTTTTGCCACTGTGAAGAATAAGAAGGAGAACAGTAAGCACATTTAAAATTACACGTGTTTTCAAAATCTACTTCTACGTATGAAGGAGTTATGTCTTCTTTCCATCCCGCTTTCTTAACTTCTTCAATTCTACTCATAGCCCAAGGTGAAGCACTCTTTACAATCCTGTCGCTGAAATTTTTCTCTTCAACAGTAGCATCTTTATTAGCATCTTCAACACGCCAACAGTAATCACATTCAACTGGGCGCTCACCTTCTAGCATCTCTTTGCGTAATTGTTTTTTATAAGCGGTGTTGTGCAGGGCACTCGGATTCGTTTTTATTTCTTCTGGGTCGATATCATGAACGCGAGGATGGTGACAACTATGATTAGTACCGTTTGCTAAGTGTATAGTAACCTGTAACCACTTAGCCAAGCAAAAGCCTGGTCCTCCCATGGTTTCTAGATTATCTTCTACACGTTGCATGGTATCTTTATATGTTTCTTTGGTGTCGCTTTTAGCTTTACCATTTTGATACCCAAGAGTTTGTAACTTGTCAGCAAGTTTATCTCTTTTACTTTTATTCTTTCCTATCATAATATCACTCTTCTTCAATAATTTCTACAAGAGGCTCTCTGATAGCCATATAACGCTTTACATTATCCACCTGGCGCTCTTGAATGAAACCAAATGAATCATCTACACCATTCATTTCACACCATTCTTCCAGTGTATCAAACGTTCTAATATGAGAGCCGATACTGCTCAAATTATTTCCTTGCAATATGACCTTTGATTTATCGGGAATATCTGCCGCCCATTTCTCATAAACTTCTTGCGACACATGTTCGGTGCTAGTATTGATAATAAGATTCTTAGCAGTGTCGTAATGAAATTTACCTGTCATTGGCATAGACTCATAATAATCTTCCATCGGACAAGTTACAGGAACAAATTTATCTCCATGCACGTTTATACTGCGCCCAACAATCGCGCACTTGTGATCTATATCAATGTTATATGCTATTCCGCAATTGATATGCTCAAGCAAAATTTGTGTAAACACACCGTACCAACCACCAAACACATAGACGTTATCATACCACCAATTGTGTTCTCCTGATGATGGATCAACTTCGCCAAGCAACCAAGACTTGCTTTCAAGCTGTGATTCCCAAAAGCACTCAGAAAAACCATACAATTCTTCTGGGTTTTCTCTCAAGTGCTTGAACCACTGTGCGTACAGTCGGTTTGATATCATAAAATCTGTTTTAATCATACATCACCTAATGTCATCGAATATAAAAACTAAATTGTGATTTAAATCGATACCCTCTGTCCAGTGTACGTTGTGCGTTGAGTCAAACTCAAACATCAACATGTGATCTTCTGCTGGATATCTTATAAGTGTATCGGGCTCTAAATCTTTGTAACTCAAACAAAGACTTAGCCAATGATCTCCAAATCTTTTAGCATCGACTGGCATTGGCGGGTGTTCGTAATTCTTCAAAGTGTCTTGATATGAAAAGTTAATCCATTCTGTTGGCGGTTGAACATGTTTAACAGGAACAACAAAACTCAATGTGCGAATAGGTTTGCCTGTAATCATATTCGGGGGATGAAAATGCTCAAACATTTTGTGTCGATCAGGAAGAGAGGTGCCACAGCCATGCCAAAGAACAAATGAGTTTACGCACTCTTTGATTCGCCTCTCTGCGATGTCTAGTAACTCTTTAGGTACATAACCGAGTTTTTCTAATGCGCGTCGATGTCTACTAAAAGGACGATAATTAGGTACCCGCGAGCGAGTCTCTAGTGTCGTAGTGTTCATATCAAACGCCCACAACTTTAGACTGTACTCTTCTTCATATCGCTGTAAGTCTTCTTCTGTAAATGAAGACATGTCAGGAACCAAAGCAATATCATTCAAGTTTGAATACTCAAACTCAAAGTCAGGTCTCTTAAAATATTCTGCTTTGATTTGCTCCATGGTCATATGTTTTTTACTTTTATTTGTTCCACTTTGTTTAAAAATGTTTGTTCATAATCATCATTGTATAGATGATATATCACATATTGTTCCGTATAGTTATACATAATAGAATACGGTAATTTTTTCATATGTCTACGAACGCCATCTTTAATCGCTCGGTCAGCTCCGTCACGAACCAGATCCATAAAACCGTTCGTATAGTTATACTCGTTGAATGTATAAAAATATCCTTTGTAGCCTACCTCTTCCATTATGTTGCTGAGGATAAACGTAGCTTTGGTCGCCCGCCAGAGCATCGTGTTCTTAACATTCGGAACCACATAGAAACGAGTGGACCCTAGTGCAATATTTTCATCTACAGCAGATGGTACAAAGCCTAAGCCAAACTTAGGTACTCCTTTTTGTTGTAAGATGTAATACCCTGCTTTCGGATTGTCATACATCTTTTCAGTGTAGATTTTATAGAGCAGAGTATGAGACTTATTCTCCCAATCTACAGGATCCATATTTTCTGCGGCAGGGTGCATGTCACCGATACTCTGCTCACAAAACTTCAACATTGTTTCGATAGGATAACTACTATCAACTTTTTCTAGCATACTTCAATCACGTGTGACGCGCACTTACCACCAAAGCCAAAACTATTCTTCAGAAAATACCTTTTATCGGTTTCTTCATTCTCTTGTATTATAACACCTTTTTCATCCAGTGTACAGTCGGGTGAATTGACATTGCCAATCACAGTATTGTGTTGTAACGCCATGATCCCGTAAATGATTTCAACAATTGTTGAAGCAGACAGCAAGTGTCCAATTTTTGCTTTGTACGCGGAGACAGGCACTCTTTTACTCTCTATCAACCAAGAGATAGCGTCATATTCTACTTTGTCACCAATTGGCGTTGAAGTGCTGTGTGAACAAATAAACGCAAGCTGGTCTGTCCAAATGCCTGCCTTTTTGAGTGCATGAAACATCGATGCTTTTGCGCCTCGTCCGTCAGTGTCAGGTGCAGTAGGGCTTGAAATATCAGTCTGAAATGAAGCAGGGTGTAACCAAGCAATAGGCTCATGCGTCAACTTATCTTCTGCTTGCAAGACAAGCGTTCCTGCGCCACTGCCCATAACAAAGCCATTGCGTGAATCATCAAATGGACTAGAACGATCACCGAGCGCAGTCAGTTTCGCAAATGCAGGAATACTGATATCAGTGCCGCAGTCAGCACCAGTGCAAATCACATAATCAGATTCATCAGTCAGTCGCATCGCGTAATCGATTGCATAACTGCTACCAGCACACGCCGCATTGACGTTGACATTTGCATCTCGCCAACCATAAGACTGTGCAATCGCGCCTGACAGATAATCATAGATGCACTGTAGTAAATCAGTCGGCTTTACTTTTTTGTCGTTGTAACAGCCGTCGATTACTTTAAACTTCAACTGATCGCCTGCGGTGCCGTTGCTTGTAACAACAGAAACACTTTCGGTATCGATGTTCAGGTGCTCAATTGCATCAACAACAGAGTGAATTGCATAACGTGCGTATTTCTCAACAGGGGGTCTTCGCATAGACTCGGGCTTGCGAAGGTTATCATCTTTTGCAGAGAAAAACTTTTGTTGTTTACCTAACTCAGAAATAGCATCGAAATAAGGAGGCGGGACGTACTCAGAAGAGGACATCCCGCGATAGCAATCTTGTTGATTGTCTCCTAACGCATCAATTATTCCAATCCCGACAATCGCCACTCTCTTCATATTCTTTACCTTTGTGCTTGCGGTAGCCTTTCTTCTTTCTCTTCAGCCGATCTTCCATAGTAACCGCTTTGTTGAAACGTCTGGCAAACTTTGCAACCGGATTTTTTCTTTTCTTAGTCATCGCCTCATACTCGCATGTTCTTTGGCTTCTTCTTCGCTGATAATAGGAACAGCATTAGACTTGTGCATAGTCGAAATGCCTTTCACCAAAGTCCCAGAATAAACTTTCTTCTCAGGGGCACTGCATACCGAGGGAGAACCTATATCAACACTTGGATATTGTTTAGATTCATCCAGTCTAGAATATATATAATCGTTGTAAGAAGGGCGTAAAGGCTGAGTAGAAATCTTTGGCTTTCTTGCCTTCTTGAGAGATTTGGTCTTTCGCTTCTTGCCTGTTGACGAATATCTCAGTGAACTAGTATAATTAAGCATCTTTTCTCCGTGCGTCAATAACCCGTCATGTATAAATATCTTTATCAAGAACTTGAGATTTTGTTCTTCGTCTTTCGGTACTACATAGCAATTATACTGAGTATCCTACCGAGTGTCAATAGCTGAATACATTATTTTTTCATTAATGTAACATATTCACATTTCGGAGGAATCATGGACTCTTTGGATAGGTCTATGTATCGCATTGTAATTGCTAGTGTTTTTATGGTAGCATTTTTCTCTTTGCCATTGCTAGTCTTTGGTCAAGACGATGGCGGTACAGACAGCAACACTACCATCACTACAAACACCAATAGTACTAGCAACAATACTAATAC